TCGCCCATGCTAACGTGATTTACCGAACTAACGGATGGCGTTGTATCTCCTGGCATGGGTTCGACAGGTTGGGCCATGGGGTTAAGTTCGCCTATAAGGATAGCTCGCTGACGAGGATCCAGGGCACCGCATTGTTGCACGTGCATCTCTGTGTCAATGGACGTGTAAAATTCAGCACCGCAGTAGCACTTGTATGTAGAACCTTGTTTTAACATTTTATAATCCTGTTTTAGTTAATTTTTTTGCCGTGGTATGCGCAATTGTTATCTAGTGCCAGGCAAGAACGCTGTGACAGCAGACAGAAAACCCTATGTATCATGGGCCACCTCCTTTTAACTGATTTACTTGGCTAATCCAAGCAACCCTGCCTGTTACCGGAGTAACAAGCAGGCTGAACCGGATTAACTAACTCCAGTTTTTTTGTGCAGATTTTTGTGCTTGATTACGTGATGGACACCACGCAATTGAGTAGTGGTCTGAATCAACACCAAGTTGATTGACTACCATCTCCCAGTACTCCTCCAACATAACCTTTGAGTCTGCGTAGTAGGCATCAGTAAACGCACAGTCACCACCAGTAGCTTCAATTGTTGCGTGAAAAAGTATGTAATACCCCGGGCGTGCCATTTTATTGGATTTATTCGGTTTATACGTAGTTGAAATCATTTTTTACTCGCCCTCCTCGTTTTCTATAGAATCAAATAAACGCCGGATGAAATCTTCTTTGGACATGTCGCGGTCAGTGTCAGCCGTATCCAGTATTTCGGTGACGAATTTGTTGATGTTATCGCTGGCAGAACGAAGGGCGTCACGCATTTCAGCATTAGCCTCGCGTGCCGCTCGGGTTCTGTCTAAGAACAGGAACCAAATATCGCCATTAACAAAGCATGACCCGACATAGTGATGCAGGTTGGGTGTAGTGGCTTGCCCTTCCAAAAACCAACGTAGTTGAACGGTTAATGGACTGCCGTCCTTGGAAATAGAGGTGGTATACCAGAGAGTTACAACATCGTTGTTGTTGGGATCCGGGCTGATGTGGAGGGGATGAAAGCTACCTTCGTAGAGGTCAATCTCTGCCCCATCTAAGATTTCTACCTTGGTTATTACGTGTTTGAGTGGGTTGTTTACGTGTTCCGATAATTCTTCAAAGTTGAAGCCGTCCATGGTTATAATCCTTTAATTGTTTATAAGATTTAGTTGTCCGGGCTGCCGTTTTATACCTCCTTATTTTCACTGCCCGGAGCAATCCTCCCTTTGGCGCGCAGTGTCCCTACCATTTTAGCACATTGTACAAGATATGTCAACCACATGCGCGAAAACTCATATGTCCGGCATGTTTCCATTTACCCATAGCTTGTGGTAGGATAACTCCATGGAATCTATACTATATATATGTAGATTATGTCTAAAGACCTTTCGGTCACATGGATGGGCGGTGCGACATGAGGAGACTTGCATTGGAGCCATCCAAGTGGTTATGCTAGACGGCCCACAGATCCGACCAGAACATCTGCGTAGTCAGGTAGATTTAGGTGTCCTGACAGATGACATGAGTCGTATCATGGATAAGCCCGAGGTACGCTGACCCGAAAGCACGGGGATGACGCTGGTGATAACGCTGAAGCCTGCCAGCATCAGGCGACCATAAGCCCTAGTGGTGGTGCACTAGATAGCGAAAAGTGTCCGACCTCCTACTTACAGGACTGCCGGACATGAGGGGCGGAGCCAACGGGAAAGCCGGAATATCAAAATTCCGACACCGTACATTAAAAGGCGGAGCTGTGTCCTGAAAACGACGGTACAGGACACCCAGAGAAAACAGAAACTACGAAATCCGGTAGTAACAGAGCCCTCCGTAGATAATAAATATATATATAAAAGAGATAACTTGGTTACTGAGGGCAAGATCCAGAACACTGTTACGGTATCTGTTGTCCATGCTACGGAGAAGTTACGCTTATGAGCCTTGAAAAAGCCGTTAACAAGAGTCCTAAGTCTAAGATGTCCGAAGGGCTCGCAGTTAAAGTACGTAATCTGGTAGGTGATGGGGACAAATTAACCCATCTACTGTTCGCTATTGCCAACGGATCCGAGCCCTCAGCCAAAGTCTCAGACAGATTGTCCGCTATCAATATGCTGCTAGATCGGGGCTGGGGTAAACCAGTCACTAGTCTAGAAGTGTCCGGTGAGGTCAATGTTACCTCCGTTATTCAAACGCTAGATACAGCCGACCTTAAAGACCTAGTCTCCATGCGCGAACGCGTACTTGCCCACAACGAAAGCATGATTATCGACATCACTGCCCATAGTTCTCAAGAAATAACGTCGGACCAACCCCAACCGTAACCAGACGTGGAGGTCGGCCCCGCTCGAAGCCCGTGACATCGGTGCAGCTCGTTGGTACGTGCGCCCGGGCAGCAGCCCCCTGGTGTGTTCATGGACACGGGCATCGCCCGGGCACCGCCCGGGCACGGACACCCCTGACATCCCAGTTCCGGATCTCGTGGGGACCCTGGTGTGGTCATTGAAACGGGCAGTGCCCGGGCTCAGTGGGGGCGGTGTGTGCGTTGAAACGGGCACGAGCCCGGGCTCCGGGGAGATCCGGTGAGCTCATTGGAACGGGCTCGAGCCCGGACGGGGGGTGGGGAAAACAAAAAAATAACGGGGGAGGCTTTCGCCTCCCCCTGTGTGTCAGTCCTCTGGACCGACGAGTTCGTTCAATTTACCCACCCCCTTTACCAGATCCTCTAGCTGTTTTTGTATTTGGTACTGCCTGTATCGTCCGCTGTTGACTGTTCGTTTGTTCGTTCGAACTTCGATCTCCCTCTGCTCTGCGGCAGATTCTAACCGTCGGAGCCGCTTGACTATGTCAAGCATATTGCGATCCCAAGTTTTTTGCTGAACACATCCGGTTGCGGTTGCCTCGTGTTCATGCGTCTTGAGTTCTGACTCCAGTGCCGAGACACGCTGCATGAGTGTTGTGATCTGGAATGTTTGATCGCTGATGGTCGCGTCCAGAACTTGCGTACGTTCCTCGGCTTCGACTAGCCGCGCCTTAAGCAGTGTGTACCGATGCTCGATCGTTGCTACCTTGTCTTCCATGTCGTCGATTTTGTTGCTCATCGTTGTGCGTACCATGTTTTTTACTTCCTTTATTTTATTAGGGGGGACTTGCGTCCCCCCATGGTTTACCTATGGTGGCCGGGACAGTCACACGGTACCTCACCGTCTGTTTCTATCCGGTCGCACATATGGTCTTCAACATCCTCACCCATTATTGAGAGCAAGGCGCGAGCGGTGTCACCGTCCACGCCATACTCACCCGCAATGGACTCGGTACATTCTTCGCATATCGTCATGACTGACTCCTGCTAGGGAGACAGTGCACGTGATAGGGAATCAGCGTACCGTCCTGCTGGTCAAGCTTGACAGTATCTTGCATGACTATTGTTCCATTACATGCCGGACACTTGTTTTCAAGCTTGGCAGTGAGAGTATTGAGTACCTCACGATACGGAGGACCAAGGTTGCCATCCTTTAGCAATTGTTCGGGGTTCTCGATGGTCACGGCTCCCGTGCCACCGCGCACCTCGTACCACTTGCAGTATTGGCAAGTGCATTCAGGGAACTCTCGTTCCATCCAAGCCGCACCTTCCAAATTAGGTCGCCACTGCAACCAATAGAGGATGACATGTTTGACTGCACCGAAGTAAAACTTCAGGCGGGTTTTTACTGACATAACAGCTCCTTTAGATTTGGCACCACCGGGAGCCGAAGCTCCCGGTGGCTAGAGTGATTAGGTCTGCTCTTCAGGCTCGTCGGACAACTCGTCCACGCCGTCACTCGGGATGTCATCCTCATCCGATTGCTCGGACGAGGCTGGCGGTGCCGATGTGTTCGGCGGAAGCGTGTAGTCTTCCAGAGCCATCAGGTGGCCTGCCTTGGTGATAACCGTGCCGGAGTGCAAATCCGGAGCATGGTTTTCAAACCACTCATAATAGCGACTCAGCAACGTTGTTTTGCTACCCTCACTAGCAGGAGTACAGCCTGGAATCATGGGATGCCAGCACTGTATGTCCTTAGGGAGCATTAACCCGTCATCACCGAAAGCCTTATTACTAGCCAGAGCCTTGCACGCTCTGTACAAGTATGTCGGTGGATTGTTATCCCCGACTGAGACTTTGTTGGTAAGTTCGAGCAACGCCTTGATACCGTCATTCCCAGCGTACTGGGTTTTCTTGTATATCAGCGTGAACGTGCCGAACTCGTCGTTGGGAACGAAGTTGCGTCGCCGCGCGTTTGAGAGACGCTTCGGGTAGACAACCGTGTTGCCGTCACCGTAGATATGCCGTCCGAAGACAGCTTCGTTGGATGTCCGGTCAACTAGTCCCCAAGCCAGCGCGACAGTCAGAGACGCCTCCGGCCACTGTCCAGCTTCGTACAACGTTTCCGCGTACTCAACCATTTCAGCGGGTATATCCAGAGCAAGCGAGAACGTTTCGTTCCGCTTGTTGTCCCTGGCAATCTTATCCAGCTCCGCTTGCACAGCCTCCTCTTCAGGAGTCATGCTAGCTCGCACGTTAGATGCGAACTGGATTGTCTCGTCGCGCTCCAAAGCACCGAAGACTAATGCCTTCAGTTCTTCAACTGTTTTACCAGTGGCGAGAGCCATCGCTTCGAGTTCAGCTTGGTTGCCGTTCGTGTTATTTGCCAAAATAATGGCCTCCGTAAATTTAAGCTTTCGCGGGACAAGTCACCCGACGGCGAACCGCCGGACGCTCAGCTTGTATTGTTCCATCGCTTCGCGCTAACCGCTTCAAACCATGCCAGAGCTTGCAGTCGCTGGCCGCTTGCTGTCCTTTCTCGCTTTCGCGCCTTCACCTTTAAAGTCAGTGGACTCACTGGGTCAGCTCATTCGAAGCTGAAGCGGGTCTTTTGGTCGACCAACCCAACTCACCTCAACCAGGGTCTTAGCCTTACTCTAGGTGAGTTGCCGCCTTCTGAGAGACGGTGCGGAGCTGTCTGTTGTTTTTGCTTCGGGTCTCTGACCCTGGGAGTCTGGTCTCTCCGCTAGACTCCCTATGTCCCACCCAGGCTCTGGACGTTCCCGGTTGCTAGGCCGGACTTCCTTCCCCCCTGGGAGAGGTCGGTGGGGTTTTTTCCCTTCCCCCCCCCGACATACTTATAATAGCACATTTTAACTGATGCTGTCAATATTTACATTACAATAATGGTAGGATAACTTACCGTTCTGGAACTTCGTTTTGGTTAGTGAATGTGAACACATTCACAAACTCCGCCTCGGCCTACGCTCAGTTATGTTAACCATTTGTGAATGTGAACACATTCACAATGTTTCCCCCCTGGGAGGTGAGTCCGCATTTTCAGAGGGGGGGACCGAAGACGGGGTGGGGGGTGGGGAACTCAGATACCCACCCGCCCGTCGGGCCAGAAATGGCATTTTTCAGAAACGATGGGTCCCCTATCCAAAAAAAATCCATAAAGATCCTGTCACCCTTTCTGGTACATATTTCGTAAGAGGTTGACATATATATGGATTCATGATATAGTAGAATGGGTCATTCTGAGCCTGGAGGATTGATATGCCAGTCGTTAAAGGGAAGCACTACGCCTATACCAAGAAGGGTAAAGCTGCGGCAGCTGCTGCTAAGAAGAAGGGTGGCAAGAAGATGTCGGGCGTACGGTGACCACATTCGGGTCGTTATGTGTAGCGATTAGGGGGAGTGTGGAATACACGGAATTGGGGCCGAGGTATCGGCCATGTGAAGTCATGGAGATCAACTTTGATGACATGAGGGGCTTCCTCAAAGTGTTCATATCGCCGTTAACACCGGCGCGCATGGCGTTAAGTAACGCAGATCACTGTAGGGTTTGTACATATTTCTCAGTGATGTATCACATAGAGGTGATGAACATGCAAATGGAACGAGAAGAATGGTAATATACTCGGAGAGAGAGTTGACGCGGGCGGTATCCCCACTCTTTTTCCGCCCCGAAGAGGATGGGTCACCTCCTTCGTCGCCCCGTCAACTCTCTCGTCTCATCATTCCGCAGACTACGGCCAAGCAACTGAATCGGTTGTGGCACAGTAGGCTACCGGAGATGGGGAACATGCCGTCGCTATCGTTTGGATATGAATACGACGGCATTTATTATGCAAGTGCGATGTGGTCTAATCCGGTAGCCCGGGCGTTACCACAGCACGAATGGCTAGAACTGCGGCGATTTGCCATAGCACCGGATGCACCAAGGAACACGGCGACGTGGTGTTTGGCCAACATGGAGCGTTATATCAAGGAGCACAAGCCGTTGATTGAACGGCTGGTAAGCTACCAAGACACTGAAGTGCACCATGGTACAATCTACAAGGCTGCAAACTGGGAAATCGGCAGGATCTCTACGGGCGACGACTGGGTTCGTAATAATCGGCACCGCAGGGCCTCTCAGACCGCAGCGGTGAAAGTTCGGTGGGAGAAGAGTTTGCTTTGACGATACTCGATCCAATAGCGAATCTTTCAGAGGAACAGCGACAGTTAATATTGGGCGCGGGCGCTAGCGCGCGAGCTGAATTAGCTAAACGCGAGTTCTGGCACTTCTTAGATTTCGTCAAGATACTGGAGCCACAGCCAGGACGAGGCACTATTGCGTTTGAAAGATGGCCGCATCTAGAAGAAGTATGCGACATCTTGGATAACAAGAAGCTATTGGTGTGGTTGAAGTCCAGGCAGACCGGGGCTTCATGGATGCTAGCGGCTTATGGCCTGTGGATGGCCATGTACAAGCAGGGTTCTATCGTACTTCTACTATCTCAGGGTGAAGACGAAGCGAAGAAACTGCTGGCTAAGTGTCGCTTTATATATGAGAACCTAGAACTTGATATGCGGACAGAGCTGGGAACGGACTCTCGCCAAGAGATGCACTTCCCAGCGACTGGATCTAGCATCAATGCACTGCCTTCTACTGAAAAAGCGGGCCGTTCTAGTACTGCTTCGCTAGTTATCATGGACGAAGCGGACTTCCACGAACACTTAGACTCTAACTATGCGGCAGTAAAGCCTACTATTGATGACGTGGGCGGCCAATTAGTGCTTGTTTCTACGTCTAATGCTACCCGCATGAACACCTTGTTCAAGACTACGTACAAAGAAGCACCCCATAACGGGTTTACGAACGTGTTTTATGGGTGGAATGTACGTCCCGACAGGGATAATGCATGGTATGAGGCACGTCGTGCAGAGTATGCAGATAAGAGCCTATTTGAGAAAGAATACCCTGCTAACGACGAGGAAGCCCTAGCACCACCGCGTACCATCGCTGCATTTGACCACGATACGCTGAAATTGATGCAGCAAGATGTGCGTGGACCGATCATAAACCTGCCCGCTGGCACCGTAACAGCCAATATCTACCAAGATTTCCATCCGGGCAAGCGATATGCCGCTGCCAGTGATACATCTAGGGGTACTGGCCAAGACGACGCCATCACCGTGGTACTAGATACTAGTACGGGCTACATCGTTGCAGATATTCAAAGCAACCTTATACCGCCAGATCAGCTGGCTGTAGCAAGTATGACGCTTTTGAACAGGTATCATAATCCGATATGGGCTATTGAAGATAACGATGCTGGTGTTTTAACGATTGCCACAGCGCAAGCAGCGCGGTACCCTTCTTTATATTATCGTGAGAACGAGAAGGTTGGGTGGCACACTGACGAACGTAACCGCTGGTTGCTCTGGGGAGAACTCATAGAAGCAGTGAACGCCAGACTTTTGACAGTGCCCTCTGATGAGGGCTTGTCTCAGTTCTACTCCGTGATACGCAACCCAGAGAAAGATGGACGTATCGAAGGGGCATCTGGTGCTCACGATGACTACCCGATGGCCGTGGGGATCGCCTGGCAGATGAGGCGGTTCGCTAAACCAATGGGCCGTTCACCTAGAAGTACAGAAGATTCATGGGGCCAAATTATGAGGCGAAGTTCACTCGCTAGAAGTCGGTGGTAGTTTTGCCAGAACAAGAACCTAAACCAACAGTTGACTCGATTCGAACGCACCGCAAGTATCTTTATGACTTGTGGTCTGACGCCCGGGCTAAATGGGCAGACATAGACCGGTATTACAACCGGACCTTTGCCCTGTGGCCAGAAAATATGGATAGACCTGATTGGTATAAGCCAATGCGGGCAAGATCCACAGTTGACCATGCCGTAGATCACCAGCTTGCTCACGCACCATCAGTGCATAGGCTGCCAGCAGGCGAAGGTGAAGAACATAAACGTCGGGCTGATCGTGTTGAACCAGCCCTACGGGCGATACTAAATGAAGCAGCAGCACTAGAAACCAGCCTGACTTGGAAGCAAGTAGGTAAGAATCTATTGTTATATGGATATGCGGTTGTTGAAACTAGTGTTGATGGTGACTGCCTCGCGCGCAGGCGTAACAAACCTAGGAAGATGCGTGCTGAATCTACTGACGACTTTGACATGCGCATCAGGGTCTGGGAACACCAACGAAAGACCATGATGCCATTCCGCACTGTGGCGCATCACCCTGCGCGGATTCTTCTGGACCCCCTACGGAAGGATCCGCGTATGGGTGTACGTCACGATTACCGGACTGCCTACGATCTGTACCTTTTAACTAAGACTCGGGCAGACCAAAAGAACAAAGGTCGTAAAGGTGTTGAGGTTCATATCTACGAATATGACGACAACCCGTACAAGATGGTTGAATGTGACGAGTACTGGAGCGAAGAATGGCACGCGATGGCGACATCTGCGGGCGATATGCTGTTCGTGGAGCGTAACTCCTGGGGATTCATACCGTATGCCCACGCTTTCGCGGGTTACGGACAAGAACCCACAGAACAAGAGGAGTTCAACCCGTCGTTCCTGGCAGTGGGCATACTTGACCACGCCAGAGATACGATCAAAGCACAAGCCCAGGAGTCTGCTGCCAGGCATAACGCAGTGATTGAAGCTGCGTTTAACCCGATGGTGACGACTGGTGACGCCGCTGACCTGCAAGAACAGCGTGCTCGAGGTGACATTCTAGAAGTTGCCAACCGTGGCGAGGTCGGCTGGATGGAAGTCCAGCAGTTGCCCCGCTATGTATTTGAATCAGAGGCATGGATAGACCGAGATCTGGAGTTAGGTACTTATGCCAGATCATTAGCAGGCGTACGAGAACAAGGTGTCAGTACTGTTGGCCAACAAGCTATCCTATCAACGGCGGCATCGAGGAAGTTCTCCACTGCTTCTAAGCAATTAGAGCACCTGGCTTCTCGCTCTGGTCAGCACATATTGCGCCTGATTGATACTATGAAGCTCTCATTGCTGGTATCTGGATATGAAATATCTCCTACTGATATAGAACGGGACTACCAAGTGCAAGTTTCCTTCGAATTGGTTGACCCAGTTCTTCAGTTCCAGGCTCGGGAGTTGGGTCTACGTGAGGTTCAAGCTGGTGTCAAGTCCAAGGAAACCTACTGGAGCGCAGATGCCAGGCTGGAAGATGCCACAGGTGAACGTCAACGGTTGCTTGTGGATGCTATACGTGAAGACCCGATGATTCAGCGCATCCTGGCTAAGGAAGCAGCGCGCGAAGAAGGATTGCTGGACTTGCTGGAGAAGGAAGAAGAACTGCAAGCTCAGCAAGCTGAAGGCGGAGCCAAGCCAGAAGGAGCCATGGTTGACTCCATGATGGGTGGAGGACCTGGCTTTGGTCCAGATGGTGCGCCTGGAGGCGGTGGTGGCAGGCCCACCCGTGAACCTATTACACCTAATACTGCCCGTCCTGCAAGAACCGGGCAAAATTTGGCAGGTTAATATGGCTTATAAGCTTGGTATTGATGAGATTTCTCAAAAGGCTGGCGGCAAGACAAGCGAATATACGAAAGCTATCGCGCAATTACGCGAAGAGATACGATTTTCTAGGTCGCATGCAATGAAGAATATGAAGATTCCAGTAGGAAAAGAAGAACTCAGCAAGAGAGATGCGCGGAACCGGTTTAGTTCTATGGGGCCAGAAGAAAAACAGGCGTGGATTCGTGAGAATAGTCTGGACGAGGCACTAGATATGATCAGGCCGCCGCAAAGCCAGGCTCCTGAGATGCCCGGGCCTGGTCCACTGCCACTCAATCTATAAGGATATATTGCTGTTATGGTTACAAAAGCCCCCGCTGGCGACGATTATGTTGCTGAGTTTCCCACTAACCAAGCGGTTATTGATGCTCTGAATAACGCAGGCATCACTGCGAAAGAGGATGCGGCAGAAGCTGCGTTGATGGCTCAGGCGATCCCGATACCGGGGGCAACTGATTCAGATACAGCACGCCAGTGGGCAAACATGTTTGTGGGCATGGACCCCCAGGCCCAGGGTCGTCCTTGGAAAATATTTGAAAAAGATAACACGTGGTACTGGCACTATACCAAGCAACTGTGGGATACCCCTACGAAACAATCAGATGCTAGGAGGATAGTCGCAGAGCTTAATGCCGGTTTCCCATCTAAGGATGGGGGCTATGAATGGCGCGTGGGGGGCTTTGATACTAAGACCGGGGTATATTCCATTGAGATGGCGAAAATCGGATCTGAACTTGATGATGCATTAGATCCCGATAACCCACTCATGATGGGTTCCGATGGGACTCCCACCACCATTGACCTAGGCAATGGCCAGCTTATGGGTTTCCTTGCGGATGGACGTTCGTTTACTGTTGATCCGGCTGATACAGATACAGAAATAGACTGGAGCAATCTTAAATCCGGTGATGTAAAGACAGTCAAGGCCGGAGATCAGGAGTTTGCCGTCTTCCCTGACGGCACCAAATACCAAGTAGGCGAGAAGTTTGCTGGCGGCGTTGACCCTAATGACGTTGAACTGGTCAGTCAAGTACCGCTAGCTGACGGTACTTTTGCGGCTGTTTTTAATAACGGCCAGATATTCCGTACTGGCAGGGAACAGAAACCTGCATCAGTTGAATATTCAAGTGCTACCGGTAAATTCCAAGTCACGCAACCAGATGGCTCTCTGAATTTCATTGATCCCACGTACGAAACAGGTTTCACTGGTCAAGGCGGCCTTGAAGGGTACAACATGTTCCAGCAGCGGACGGGAGAGGTTCAAGACCTGGGCCTCCCCGAAGTCCCTGCGCGCATAGAACAGCAAGCTGGGCAGCAATTCATACGTGGCACGCAAGGTGAATTGCAGCCTTTGAATGATGTCTTGGATCGTGTGATCGAACAAGCCGTCATTAGTGGTGATGTTGATAGAGCCATTGCCTTTGATGATTTCCGCAAACGTCCATCTCGGGCAGATGCTTTACAGATGGCGTTGCAATACGCCCGATCCCCCGCTGACCAGACTCTTATATCTGCGATTAGTGCTGGCGAACAGTATGTTGCCCCGCCTCCAGCAGGTGAATTGCAGCAAGTAGGTCCGCCTGCGGATTTCCTGCAACAGGCGTATCAGGAATTTCGTGATTCTATGTCTGGCGGCGCACTTCCTACCCCTGAGGAAATGGAAGCAGCGATGGCTCCTCCGCCAATGAGCGAACTAGATGCGGCTAAGTTAAAGGGCATCGAACTACAAAACCAGAAGTTTGAATTAGAGATTGCAAACTTGCAGCAGAAGGGCGAAGACGATCACATTGCTGCCACTACAAAGGTGAACAACGCCAATAAAACTACTGACGCTAGGGTTGCTTCAACGCAAAATGCAGACAATATCGCCACTCAGAATTACGAAGATAGCGTAGCGTCTGGCGGTGACCCTGTTGTTGGTGGTGCCGGTGAACAAAACTATGGCACTGGCAGTCAATTTAACCAATCTGCTGCGATGGAAGCTGCATGGAACCAGATGTCTGTCTCCCAGAAAGCTTTATGGGGAAACAGTTTCAAGACGTTCAGCAGTAACGCAGGTGCCTTTAAGACTGCTGGCGCACTGAACGCCGCACTTGATGCTGCTCTTGTAGCAAGCGGAGAACCCACTTTAGGTTACAAAAACGACGAATTGTATCAGACCTGGCTGGAGAAGAGTGGCGGTTTGAACCATAGTGCCGTCCGTCGCCGCCAGTACGATAGCAAGACTCCGGCTGAATGGCGTGCGATTCTTGGCATGGAAGAGCTCGAAGAAGGGCTCGAAGAAGGGCTCAAACAGACTGGCACTGCTACGGGCGCGACTTCCGGTGACGCAGGTTATCTGACTGAGGAGGGCTCTCCAGAGTTATATGACCCTGGGACGCCGACCTTACAAGAGGCCAACATGCAGGCCAGCCAAGACGTTGAAGCTGACATAAAACAAGAAGAAGCTGCTACTGCTACTGGAGAACCAATAGTGGAGCAGATGTCCATTGACGCACTTAGGGAGATGCGAGGAATTGATTTCCCGACTGTTGGGACAGTAAAGGGAGTCAATGATATCTGGTCAGGTGGCGAAGAAGGTGTCGGGTTAGAGGGCCTCACTGATCCCACGGGCGCGTATGCTGGTTCTCCTTTAGCTTCTTCGTTCGCCCCGTATGAGACTGCGGATACTGACGATTATCTCCAGCAATATGCTCCATTTTCGATGGCTTCAGAAGAGGATGATGACGCCCCTGGCCGTGTAATGTCGGGCCTAGAACATGCTCAAGCAGTCAAACAGGAACGCGACTTAGCAGAAGGCATTTACAGACCTGGCTACCCAGGATATGAGGAGATGATAGCTAAGGCCGGTTCTCAGGAGATGAAGAAAAGCCTGGCTGAAGTGACACGGTTAAATGAAGAGGCGAAAGCGGCGGAAGTTGCAGAGGCTCGTGCGCGCCAAGAGCAACGGGCCAGGGTAAATGCTCTAGGGGTAGATCCTGATTTCAATGTTAGCCAAATTACGAATCCAGGCTATTACAGTGCCGAGAACGTAGCGATACGAGAGGCGATTGCAGACGCTCCCTTGGCTG